CAGTTCAGGTTCGAGAAGTCGTCATACGGGTAATCGTTCTGATCGACGCTCACGTATCCCCGACCGTAGAAGTACTGCGTGTTGACGCTCGACTTGGGGTAAACGTAGAAGTACCCCTGTACCTTCGAGATAGCGTCGTCAAGCACGATGTAGGCCGCGTCGTCGTAGAGGCCCGTGATCGTGCAGGCGAACTTGCTGAAGGTGGGCTGCTCGCTGCGGTTGGTGTCACCGTGAACGGTGTCATCTACCCAGTCCGCACCCATGTCGATGCTGATGTTGCGAGTCTCGGCGATCCGAGAGGGGCTAACCGTTGAACCCCAATAAACCGCCGCGTCTCGTCCCAAAAGTGTAGCCATGTTGAACCTCCGTTACGCTACATATTCCAGGAGTTCTGCCATTCGCCGCTCGACCGTGTGAGGCTTGACCGCTTCCAGTTGCCGCCCCGCAAGCTCCTGGCGCTCCTGTGGATTCTCTAGGTAGTACCGCACCAGCCGCTCCATGTCGGCCGGCGTCTGATAGATGGGAACGGTATCTTCAAAGATGTCTCTGAGTTCAGGTCGGGCGTCGCTTATCTGGAAGAGGCCGCAAGCGGCGAGTTCATAGGTACGTGGCCCGACGGAGTACGCCTCGCCCTTGTCGATGAACTGCTCGGCCTCGAAGGTGCGCTCGGCGCGGTGCATGGATAGGCCGATAGTGGCGCCGCGGTAGATCATGGCCGTCGTCTGATTCTCAATCAGTCGTGGCCGGACGTAGGGCTTCAGGTTCCAATCCTCATCGCCTTCAGACCACATAGTGCCGTAGAGCCGGAGGTCGATACCTTCCCAGTTGGCTTCTCCCAAGAAGGCACGCCGGCTCTTGAAACCCGTACCCACCATGATGACGTGTTCATGCCCGTTGGCCGCCGTGCGCCCAGGATGATGAACCGCCGGGTTGTAAGAGTGAGCGAGATAATACGAGTGCGGATTGTAGGCCAGGAAACGGGCCAGACTATTGCGGTCATTGACGAAGCAGGCGTCGAAGTGGGAAGCCTGTCCCCGCGACCAGAACTCGTCTTCGTAGGGGCACTCGGTGAAGTAGGCCCAGACCTTGAAGCCGTCCTTGTGTAGCATGTCAATGATGCTCATGGGGAAATACATCGGGCTAATCAGGTAGACCGCATCGACCTCATGGAAATGGGCAGCCCCGAAGACTGGTTCAGATGCCAGCACGTTCGCCCGCAATTCGCGCGGCACGCTGCCCGTCTCGTCCTCCAGCCATTTCGCCCAGGAAACGAAGAGGTTGAAGCGGTGAAGGATGTCGTAACTCACGACATTCTCCGCGCCTAGGCACGCGCGCAGGCCCGCGAGGTGTCCGGTGTAGACATCCCGCGTGCTGAAGGCGTGGGGCGAAGAGACGATCATCACTCGCACTTCTGGAGCCTCACGTTCAAGATGCTGTTGGAACCCAGGCGTTCCCGGTCGATGTAGGACCAACGTTCAATCCCATACAGTCGCCGGTGTTCATCGTGGCCGCTGCCGTCGACGAAGTAGTCAAAGGTTCGCGGCACGAAGAAGGAGACGTGCGTCGGGTCCGCCATCGCGTCGTCGGACGGGAAGATAGGCACCTCGATCTCCAGTTCTCCTTGCAGTTCAGCGACTCGGTGACACTCGTTGACCGTCTGCACCAGGAACTCGCGCGGGATATGCTCAAGGACGTGCAGCATCCGCACCTTGCCAAAGATGCCATCCCGGAAGGGTAGGTGACGGGCATCGCAGATGACATCTGGATGTCCAGCAATGTCAGTCGCTAGATATCCTTCGTCTCGCTTGTTTCCAGCGCCGATATCGAGCCGCATTTCCTACACCTCTGATACCCGTGGTTAACCGCTTCTTCCATATCCTTGAGTGGTATGAGCCAGTCCTTCTCCGACCAGCAATCGCCGTCAGTCCGATGGGCAACGCGCCCCTTAACCACGGCACCGTACCCCTGAGCAAGTAGTTCCTCTTTCATGGTTTCCTCGCTACCGCGAACACGCCGACAGGGCCGACCCCCTCGGTGTCTATCCTGATGTCCGTGAAACTCGTATCCTCAAGCAAGAACCGGAAGCCAGCCGGGGTAACGCGCCAATAATCCGGTTCGTTGTGAATAGGGAAGTTGAAGACCCACGTTGCGATGAGGAGACCACCCGACCTAAGACAGTCATAGATGTGGAAGAGCGCTCTGTCGGGCCGTGTGACGTGTTCGAATGTTTCTAGGCAGAGGACGGTGCCGAACTGATAGTAGAAGATGCGGAGGGGATCAGTGATGTCCGCAACCACGTCCACACCGTTGCCAGCCTCTAGGTCAAGGCCGATATAGCCATCTTGTGGGAAGAGGTCGCGGCAACTGCCATTGATGTTACGAGCGCCGACTTCCAGAACCGGCGACTCCGGCTTGTATTCGGCAACGATGCCCTCAACCCACGCCCGAACTTCTGGTCTCATCTCTATTCCCTCTGCGATAGCGGTAGAACCATATCGGCGATTCGAAAGGGCCGACCGCCGAGTTGCACGTAATCAAATGTCTCTACGATATCGGTACCCGGCGTAATCACCCAACCTGTAGTGCTGAGGTTCAGGTCGCCTTTCAATGCCGCCTCAGCGTCATAGACCATCTTGTCGAGGGCGATCTCCGTGTCTTCCCGTGGCTCGTTCGACACATCCATGTAAATGCGGACCGTCACGTCACGCCGGCGATGAAAGGTCGTCGTGGTCAACTGACTGGCATTGCCCGCCGTTAGGAAGATGGCGGCGGCTGGCGTTGAGGGAGGTCCGTCGGGTTCACCGATTGTCACAGCATCGAACCAGCCCTTGCCGCTTAGGTAGGACTGAATCAGTTGGAGTGCTGCGGTTATGTACGCCATCAACCCAACTCCGAGATAATCCGCTGGGCGATCTTGTTCATCACTCGCGGCGCCATCCCTTTGATAATGCCGATGTTCTTATAAGTCCATTTGCCGCCCGACATACGCGGCCACTTGCCAACGCTCGAAGTAACTGTCATCGCAAGGCCGGTAGTCCTGCGGTCAATGGGGTTCCGCTTGGCACCCATACCGCCGACCTTCTTCCGCTTCAGGCGCTCGGTCTTGTCTATGATCTCTTTGCCGATCCTCTCTATGCCCTCGTCGAGGATGGCCTTCTTGACGGTGTTGTCGATCTTCTTCGTGAAGAGCGGCCCGCGTAGTGTGACGTTGACGTTCATTGAGACGGGCATGACTACACTCCCACGCGGCCGTACTTGACTTTGAGTGCCTGCTCCATCGCCCAGATACCGAACCCCTTCGTCTCGACGGCACCGCCCTCAGAACCGCCGACGATGCCGGTCCAACCGGACTTACCCGCTTCATGGTGGAAGATTGCGCGAGCTCGGCAGTATTCCTCGATATCGCCGGGCGGCGCGTACTTCGTAATCGCCGTCGCGTCGTTGTGAGCGGCGGCGGTTGTGCCGTTCACCGCTCGGACGATGGTCAGTGTCCGCGGTGCGTAGATATCCTGGTTCGTCAAATGACTAGCCAGGACCGAACCGTCATAAGCCCGCTTCACCGCGAGACTATTGCCGCTGACGGATTCCACCAGCATCCGTTCCGACTCGACGGTGATGATTTCACCTGCCTTAACTTTCGTGCCATCTACGACAGCGACTGTCGTCCCTGCCTTATCCTGCGTCAGCGCCGCGTTCGTATTCGTTCCGACATCAAGTAGGCCCTTCGCCGAGACGAACATGGCCTCCGTGCCGATGAGGATAGTGTTGCCCACGTCAATGAGTGAACTGTCACTGACATCTAGTGCCGTCTCGGAGCCGTCGTCAGCTTCTACCAGCGCACCGGCGGCCTCCGTGTCCTCGCAATAGGCCCAGCGTCCAGCGACGGAGATGGACCGTTGCGGCGTGTCGCCCGGCTCGAAGGCAGCCGAAGAGGACAGATCAATCTCGATGCTGCCATAGGGCGGGCCGTTGGCCGGTTCCTTGAAGTAGTCTGCGGCAACGATCGTCGTCGGCGTCGTGTCCTGAGCCTTCGCCTGTAGGAGCGTTACGGCGAGTAGATCGTCGTCGGGGAACTTCAGGACGTAGCCGCCGCGTCCATTCTGTGACGGCCAGCGGTAGAGTTTCGTCGCCGTCTCCGGGATGAAGCGCCGCCCGAGTATGTTTTCAATGTGCTGAGTCGCAGCCTTGATGTTCCGGAGGATAAGTGAATCGAGGTCAGGACCGGCGAGTCCCACGTCGGCCTTGACCGCCGTGACTGTCGTATAAGCTCGGGTTGCGGTGTTTCCCACGACTCTTCCTCGCTATCCATTCGGCTTGCCTACCGTTGCGAAGCCGCAGAACTTGCAGTGCAGGACGCCTTTGCCCGGGTGGTATTCCAGCGGCTCGCCATCGTTCGGGCAGGCTTGCGGCGGCTCA